GCATTAGCAACGCTTAAACAACCTTTTACTACTATGGGAAAGCCTTTTTTAATGTTACGTTTCACATACTTACATAACGATTTTGAAGAATGACATATATAGCTTATGTTTTTAAGGGATAAATCAAATTCGGAATTATTCTTATTAGTTACATTTAAATTCCCCATTCCTTTAGCTTGAATTAATTTAGCATAATCAAACGATTTCGTCTTTTCATAACTAGATATTAATTTTTTTATAGGAATATTTAAGTTATCTGAAACTATTTTTAATACAGATTTGTCTTTTGTTCCTACACATTTCGTGTCTTTGTAACATTTAATATTAAAAACAGGATCATGAAATAAATTGCCACAATAGGATCTCTCAAATGTTAAATCAGATTGATATTCTAACAAACCAATCCCTCCATGATTGTTAGAACCTGTATCCATTGTTATTAATAATACTGACACTCCACATTGTTTTGCCCTTTCAATTAATGATATATTAATTTCATTATCGTTGGTTAAGTAAAGTTGGAACATGAAAAAAGGATTTTCCTCTTTGGAATGATTTTTATAAATTCTCACTAAGTATTCTAAATTATATTCAGTAAAAGAAGCAAAAGTATATATTCCCCCTGACTTTAATGTACCTAACATTGTATTAATTTCATTTGATTTACCGCCATATTTGGATGCTATACCATAGGGGGCGGTAAAAAATGGTAATTTACATTCAAATTTTGTAGTTCCTAGTTCTTTAGAATGTAAATTTACACCCTTAACAAGAGATACTAGTTTGTCCGGATTTAAATAATTTGGTGTTATTTTTATTTTGGAGAAGGCGTTAATAGCATCAAATGTGCTGCTTCCGCAAGAACTAGTATTTTCATGATACCAACCATAAATTTCGGGAGGCAATAAATCTAAAATTCCCTGACGCAATTTGTAAAAATCCCATGATACTTTTAATTCAATTTCCTTGAATGGTTTTTTATAAGTTAATTTTTTAATATACAAATTTTCTGGAATATTGGGAGAATGGGTTAATTCATTACAGAATTCTTTGGAAATATCAATTGTATATTTATTTAATTTAAATGTTTTCTTTTTGTTTTTCCTTTTAACTTTTATTGTTTTCATATTAAATTAGTATATATAATTGTGAATATTTTATTTTATCTATGATTAAATGATTTTTTATTAAAATTGATATAACATTTAATGATATATTTTTTTGATTCATCATCTATATGAAAGAAGTTAAATTAATCGTCGATAATATTAATTTATTATTTTTAATTGGAACTAATGCCACAGAAAATACAAATCTTATAGAAGATTCTGATGAAAATAGTATTTGGTTTCATGCAGATGGATTTCCTTCTTGTCATATAGTATTATCTTTAGATACTGAAATTAGTAATCTTAAAACCAAATCCAAACATAAAATTTTTAAACAAGGGTGTTTATTATGCAAACAACATACAAATTCATTAAAATCAACTAAAAACACAAAATTTGTTTATACGAAGATTAGTAATTTAATTACTTGCGATAAACCTGGTTCAGTTTATTTTAAAGATAACAATAATTTAAAATATATAAACATTTAAATTATTTTCCTGTTTAAAGTCATTTCACCATCTTGATTTACGGACATTAATCTTCGGACCCTGGCTTCGTTTTTTAATATTTTTAGGATCATAACTTTCTTCTTCATCATCAGAATTAACAGATTTGGATAATTCCCAAAATTCTTTAGAACCTAGCCTAAAATCATTATGTGGATCAGCTTTGTACCAAAATACCTGGTCTTTCAATTGATTTGACTTGCTATTGTTATTAATGACTAAACATTCATAATTTTCCGTACACTGGTCCATTACCTGGCAAAAAGATTCAAAAGTGGGAAACATACCAGCGAAATTATCATAAATTCTTTTTCGATTGGCTATATATGGTTCTCTTAGAATAAATACATAATCAATATTAGTTCTTAGAATAGGAGGTATTCCCAAGGGATATTGCATTGTAATAATCAACATGATTTTCCAATGACGTCCATTCATAAATAATAGTTTCATTAATTTATCTTTGGACCAAGCATTATCAAATAAACAATCATCCAGAATTGTAAATGTTCGTGGATCGATGGTAGATTTTTTATAAGTTTCCACTTCTTTTTTAATTTGTTTTAGTACTTGCTTTTGGCGTTTTAGTATATTTTCTATGATAGCTGAATTGTATTCATTGTGAATAAATAATTTAGGAACTAATTTTCCATAAAATCCATTGCCTTCTTCTGTGCCAGATATAACTGTTCCAATAGGAATATCTTGATGGTAATATAAAAGGTCTTTTACTAAAAATGATTTACCAGTGTCACGTCTACCTATTAATACAACCACCGGTCCTTTGGATTCATTAGGTTTAAAACTAATTTTTTTCATATCAAATTTACTTAGTTCTAAATTCATAATTAAGAAGAAGATTAAAAATAAATCTGAAAAAACGTAATAAGTTAAAATAAGTAAGAAATTATATTTTTAAAAGCTATGGAAAGTTTTATCAACTATAATAAATCCAATAATAAAAAATTATTTGAAAATTTTTCTAATTTTGGAATTACGCAAACTCAAAATTATTTGCCTATTTATAAATTGTTTTTTGATTTAAATGAAACTAATTTTAATAAAATTAATTTGAATCATTCTTCCAAATTAGTTAGTATAGATAGAAAAACAGAATCATTAGAGTGTTCAGTAGTTGGAAATATTTCTTGTAATGATATAATTAGACAAAAAAAAATATTTGTTAAAAAAGCTCCAGTTATTGATCCATATTATTATGTCATGGGAAAGTATAAATTTCCAAATGAAGAATTAATAAAATTACCCGATTTTTCTTGTAATAATGAAAAACTATCTACTCCCTATAATAGCTCTTACGTGGATGGCTTTTTTTCCTATTTATCCAATCAACTATTGAAGCAGTTTGGAGTAATTCACGGAATAGAATTTTATGGTTCATATTTATCCATTTCCCCTTTAAAAGTAAATGTTATAGAAGACATTGATTATTTAATAAAATCTGAATATTTTTTAAAAAATCAAAATATATTATTCCAAATAGATGATTATTCTCATATTTATACACATCCTAAAAAATTACCACCCATTAATATTGTCAATGATGGTGATAAAATAGAATTAGATGATATATCTTATCTGCCAGACAATAATATTGGTGTTTTGCAAATTGATGAAACTCTTGATTTACAACAAATGGACGTAATAGAGAAAGAAAGTAATGAGCTGTCAGAATCTGGAGAATTAGAAGAAGTGGAACATACGTTTGAAATGGAGGAATCAATAGCTTCTACCAACAATACTGATACAACTTATTCCTCAAGATCTTCATATACTACTATTGATAGTCGAGAAGAAATGGATCTTAGTGATGGAGATGATACTTTGTCTAATGATGGAAGCTTTAGTTCTTTTGAATCAATATCTTCAAATGAAGAAGAAATATTTATTCATTTAGATAGATTTCCAGTTCATCTGATTTGTACAGAAAAATGTGAGGATACATTAGACACATTGATAAATAATAATGAAATTGACAAAGATGAATGGTTCCCTATATTACTCCAGGTCATTTTTACATTAATTATTTACCAAAAATGCTTTCATTTTACTCATAATGATTTGCACACTGAAAATATTATGTTTGTTAAAACGGAAATTAAACATTTATATTATATATTTAATAACAAAACTTATAAAGTCCCAACCTATGGTAAAATTTTTAAAATAATTGACTTTGGAAGATCTATTTTTAAGGTCAAAGGAAAAACTATAGTAAGTGATGAATTTAAGCAAGGTGGGAATGCATATGGGCAATATAATTGTGAGCCATTTTTAAATGATAAAAAACCAAGAATTGAACCTAATTATAGCTTTGATTTGTGCAGGTTGGGTTGTTGTATATTTGATTATTTAGTAGAAGATTTGGAGGATTTGGATCGTTTATGTAAGAATAATCCTGTGATTAAGTTAATTACAGAATGGTGTAGAGACGATAATAACTTATTAATTAATTATAAAAATAATGGAAAAGAAAGATATTCAGGATTTAAATATTATAAAATGATTGCATTAAAAGTTCACAAACATTTACCAATTGTGCAATTAAAGAGAAAAGAATTTACTAAATTTGAAACTAAAAAAATACCCAACAATTGTTATAAAATAAACATAGATTCTCTACATAGCCTGGTATAAAAAAAATAAATTTATATTGATATAATTATATATTTAGTAATATTATATCAATGAATAATTATGGATTTATAATTTTAAGGCATGTTAAAGATGATATGACTAACAACTATTGGAATAGGTCAGCCCTCTTAATTAGGAAATTATACCCATTAAAGAAAATAGTAATTATTGATGATAATAGTAACAAGGAATTTGTAAAACCACTATATCCTATAGAGAATTTAGAGGTCATCCAATCCGAGTATCCGGGTAGAGGGGAATTACTTCCATATATATATTTTTTACGAAATAAGTGGTTTAATAATGCAGTTATAATTCACGATAGTACATTTTTCCATAAACGAGTAAATTTTGATAAAATTAAACAACCCATATTACCTCTATGGCATTTTGAATATGATAGGGAAAATTTAGATAATTTACTTAGAATTTCTAGACATTTAAAGGGATCCTATAGATTAAATGAATCATTGTTAGGAAATCAAAATGTACTAAATGTTTTTAAAACCAATTTTTTTATTGGTTGTTTTGGGGTTCAATCCTATATTAATCATACGTTTTTAAAATTAATTGACACTTATTTCAATTTGAACGGACTCATTTCAGCTATTCGTAATCGCACTGACAGATGTGCTTTGGAAAGAATAATGGGGTTACTATGGTGTGCAGCCTATCCGAATTTGGGCGAATACAAATCATTATTAGGAAATATTCACCAAACAGGAGATTGGGGTCTAACATATGAACAATATATTAAAAATATTCAGGGGAAAAAAGGTTTGAAACCAATAACAAAAGTTTGGACAGGTCGTTAAAAGGTAGGATTATTTGTAAAAACTTGAGGAGCAGCTTCTTTCATAATCGGATTTGTTAATTGAAATGTAAAATCGCCAATTATTACACTAATAAATACGATTATTGAATCAATGAATGCAGGTTTAATAGATTTTTCTTCCTCTTTATTAAATTTATATTGTATAATCTTAAAAAAAAGGAAAACAAAGGTTATTATTAGTGCCAAATAATAAATATTCATAAAATAATAGTTGACATTCTATTTTATGAATAAACGAATTAGCCTAAAACCTCTATATCATTCACTAATAAATCATCTTCATTTAGCTTAAATTCAGATGCTGGTGCTGGAGGAAGAGCAGACAAGTCCTCAATATCCAATTGTATATCTAAAGGAGGTGCATCAGTTGAAATTTGAATCGGTTCAAAATCATCCTGTTCTTCATCCTTCTTCCTTTGTTCGTTACGCTCATTACTTATTTGTTCTAAATTCTCGATAGTTTTGGGTACATGTTTAATTTCTTCGTTATCATGTTCATCTCGGACTTTATCTTCGTCATTAAATTTAATTAATTGATTTCCGGTAATACCAGAAGATAAGTTTTCTTTAGTTTCCACAACAGGCTCAATGCTTAGTGGCTCCTCAATTTTTTCCTCTTTTATTTCTTCCTCAACATATTCTTCCATAGTATCATCCAAATAGGTTCTTAGAATTTCTTCTATCGGAATGCTTTCTCGGATAACGTGCAGGATACACTCCTGGATAATTTTTTCTTTTTCGCGATTATTTTTTTGAACTTGTAGGGCCGAAATACGTTTTTCAAATAAGTAAACATTTTTGTATAATTTACGCGCAGAGCTTATATAACAATTATGTATAAAGTCAGTAAATTTTGGCACTTTAATTTGTAATTTTTTTTGTTTGTTTCCCACTCTTATATTAGTCATTGCCTTTAACTGAACTATATGTACACAGGAAAGGAGATCTTCTAAATAATTTATTTTTGAAGATTCTATTATACGTTTTTTTTCTTCTTCCACTATTGTGTTACTCCATTTTGGAATTTGAGCAATTAAATTTTGGAATGTCATTAAATATTTTTCTCCTTCTTCTGCCGACTTACAAATGTTGGTAGCTTCTTTAAAGATGGAATCAAATCCTTCAATAATTAATGGAGTAATCGTACTTGTTAATAAACAAACATATTCATTGTTAGAAAATGATAAACTACGGACATCAAAATCATCCATTTAATTAAAGGATACATTTTCTATTTTTAAATTTGAACTCATTAAAAAAAGGGTAAAGCAATAATAAATTAATAATAAATCAGACCGACTATTTTTTTCTAATTTGTTAATAATTAATTTTTTTTCAACAATGTCTTTTTTTTCTAAATTTTTAATTACATGAGGATTTTTTTCTAATAATTTAACAATGTCCGATAATAAGACACCCTGGTTGTAAAGTATTTCTGCAAATTTCATAATCTTAATAGGCACACAATTCTCTCTTAATGCACAAAAAGAGGAAATTTGATTTTTTAAATAGTTTTGTTGGGTTTTTTTCAAATTATTTATATTCAAGTTTAAGTTGCAATTGTAACTATATAAATTTATGACTTTTGTTCTTATTTTTGGATAGGGAATAAATATATCGCATACTCGTGATAAAATTGGCTTTAATATTTTGTATTTGTTTACTGCCACCATAAAAAATCTCGTGGAATGACTATATAATTCCATACAGCGCCGAAGAGCGGATTGTGCATCAATAGTTAGAAACTCAACATTTAGCAATACTATAATTTTGTATTTAACATAATGATTTTCATTAAATTGAATTGTCGGAATATTCGTCTTTGAGAAAAATTTTAAATCTTCTCTTATCATTTTTATTCCTTTATCTTGAGTACAATTTAAAATCATTATATATTTTTTTATTAAATTGGAATCAAAATTATAAATTTCATTTATAAATTCAAATAATATACTTTTCTTTCCTGTTCCATAATTGCCATATAATAATATGTTAGGAACTCTATTATAGTATATGAATTCTTTCAATTTATGTTTAATTTTACTATGAATATTTAAAGACATTTGTTATATTGGAATTTATAAATATTCTTAAGTATTTATAAATTGTATTGTCAATTTAGTTTCGTTTATACAGCTGTTGTTAAACTATGAGTATAAGGATTTTGTTTGAACGCATCTAAAATATTTGGATTTATACGATCACATGTCAAACATTGGTTGTTGTATTGCGGTACATTAATTTTTCCGTATGTTTCCATTGTCGGACCGATTGCATTCGATGCACCAGGCACCCACATTCTATTATTATTACGATCAGAATCTAATTTGTGGGTTTGAGCATTTACATTTGGATTGAATATACTAGCATTCCCTTGGTTCCTACGAGCTACAACTGACTTTTCTTTACTTTCATTATTTATTTGTCTATAATCTGCATCGTATTGTCTATTTCCATAAGTTGTAGCCCCACCACCGGAAGATCCATAATTACTACAATTTGTCGAATCTCTTTGGTTTTCTATGGGTTGGTGGTCAGTGACTTGATAGGCTCCGTCAACTTGATTTCCTATATTTCCATGTGGTGTATAAAGCGTAGTCTCTTTTATTGTTGGACCAATTCCATCGCCTACTGATTTTACGTAATTAGAAGGTACCTCTCCTCCTCCATTACCATATATTCTAGCATTACAACTAAATTCTTCCTTTCGAGTAGGTGCTAATACATCCATAATCGGTGCTATAACAGCTCCAATTGCACTATTAAAACTATTTCTAAAAGAATCCGGCTGACAAGTCGTGGCTCTATTATTTATAATATTATTGTGACTTTTGATAAAATAATCACCATCAGTATGTGGTCCCTTTCCTTGTGCTGTAGAGTGGGGTACGTGGGGACTAGGCAGTTGCGTGCGTTTAGATTCTTCTGTAATCATTGGAGTATAACTTGCTGTTTTTAAATTCGCACTTGGGGTGCCAGTTAGCTGTGTTGTAGTTTCATTCCTATTACTAGTTTTAAATACTTCTTCCGATATAATTCTTCCTTGTTTTTCTCTACCAGTTGTGGTTAACCACCTATCTTGCGTTTGAATGAAAAACGTATCTGGTCTAAACTTTTCTACTCTTCCAATTTTTCCTACATTTGACACTTGGGCTTGTGCAGGACCTTGTAGATTTACGATGGAAAATTCCTCTTTTGGGTTGGTAACTACTCTAAGTTCATCTACTGTTTTAGGCAACCACTTGTCTCTTGCTTCCATTCCTGAATTAAATCCCCCTGAGCCCTCATCGGTGTATCCTCTATCTAATCCAGGGCCAACTTGTTGGGTTTCAAATGGTTTAACCATATTATTTCTAATTGCAGGATTTACCCGGGACTGGTAAAAATCACTCATGTCTGGCATTCCAAATGCCCATTGTACATTTTCTTGAGGTTTAAACAAGGGCGCCTGCTCTATTTTCTTTAAATTTTGGGAACCACCACCTGCCATATTATCCAATACCGATTCTGCAATATTAACATTATACAATTGTCCTCTAATTTTTTTGCCATTAAATGGTCTCATATTATTATGAACAAATTCATTTGACTTCATGTAATCCCCAGTCATTGAATATACATCTTGAATGATATTTCCTTGTTTTCCATCATTAATTTCTTTAATTTGATAGAGATTTTGATTAAAATATTTATCGGTGGCAACATTTGGATTTTCATATCGATTAGTTGTATCTAACAAATCTTTATCGTTCACAACAGGGTAATTTTGAACCGGAATATTTGTATTTGGAAGTGTATTAACATTCTTTCCCATTGTATTAAAACCTTCAGATTTGGGTTCTTTAAAATTTACATTTTTATTCGATTTAGCTTTGTTTTTATTATTACCAGATATGACATACATTCCTCCTAAAGCTACTAATGGTATTGCTAGTTCCATATTATATATTAGAACTATTTTTTTTTAGATACTGACCTTAACATCTTTTTTTATTAATTATGTTTAGTTAAAGTAATGCCATATTTAGTTCCATTTTGATCATAAATGTAAAGCGTTGAGAACTTGTTGTCAGTGTCTATATTTGCACTATTAATAGATAATGAGCCTGGAATATATGTTTCTGTAGAGGAGATCCCCAATACTAATTGATTGGATTTTGTAATTATTGAGCCCGCCCCAACTGCTGTAGAATTATTGTAACTTGTGTTTTCATCTTCGATATCAGTATTTGCACCTAAAAATGTATTGTTATAATTATTTGCAGAACCATACCCCAAATTTACTCCTGATTGGGCTCCAATTCCTGAATTATTATAGGCAGAATTGGTATTGTTTTGGTCAACATAGAGGCCTAAATTGGCCAATGACTCTCTCCCACAGGCAGTATTGTCTTGGCCATTTACAAGCTGAACTAATGCGTAAGATCCAAGTGCTGTATTTAAAATTCCTTTTTGATTATTATTTAAGGCATCAAATCCTAAAGCTGTATTCCGTTCACCGGTGGTATTATTATAGCACGCTCCTCTTCCAATTGCTGTGTTTCGTGACCCTGAATTAATTCCTGATCCACCTCCGAGAGCTTCTGCACCAAATGCTGAATTTTCAATTCCTTGTTTTCCCTTTAAAGAATTTCTCCCTACAAAGGTATTGGATGTTTTAAATGATAAAGTTTTATTATAATTATTAAAAATTTGTAAAGGTTGACAAGAGTAAGTATCCATTATAAAATAGAAAAATAAAAAAAAATATAAAAAAATAATTAAATTTTATAATTTTTCTTTTTTTTCATTGTAATTTTTTTTACCAATTGTAATATATTTTTTTTCCAATGAAAATTTATTCCTTATTTCAATTTGTCTGGCCAAATATTTTTCATAATCGTTTTGTGTTTTACAAAACGAACAACTATTACTGGACAAACCTGTACATTCATGAATAAAAACAGGAATTTCTAGGTTTTCGATATTCATAATTAATATATATTAATATTTTTTATATATTAATTATTTAATTACTATAATTTACATTTATTTTTTATTTTTTTTCTTTTTCTTAGTCGTAGTCTTTTTCTCTACTCCACTATTATCTTCTCCAAATAGTTCTGTAATTTGTTCATCGGTCAACATCGGAGGTGCTGGTAATGAATTTATTTCTTCCAACATTTTTTTTTCTGCTTCTTTTTCCATCTTCTTTTTCTCTGAATTTTTTCTCATCCTTTCTTTCATTTTTTCCATTTTACCCATTTGTTCCATCTTAGCCTGCATGGCTCCCGTATTCAATTTGACGTTTTTACCTAATCCCATCTTATTAAATATGTCTTGCATATTTTCCATTCCAGGTATATCTTGCATTTTATTTAATAAGTCCATTCCTTCTTTCATTAATTCTTGTTTATTCAATTCACCTGATTGGATCTTTGTATCAATAGCTCCACCAACTTTGTTTACCATTTTCATTAATTTAGATGGGTCAGACATTAATTTTTTAAACGCCTCTTGCGAAGAAGATTCATCATTTATATCTACCTCCAATTCCTTGGCAGTTTCTTCTGCCAATTCCATAGCGAGTTTTCCTAATTTACCTCCTAACATTCCTTGAATATGTGAATGAATATCTTCTGGATTGGGTAAATTGTTAGGATCCATAGATTCTTTATTTTCAAAAACACTTTTTAACCCTTCTAATGTGTCTTGTAACTTGTTTTTTAACTCATCCTCATTTATAGCCTCAAACAATTTGGCGGTGTCACCAAAATCTTTTATATCTTTGACCGAATTCATAATGGCAAAAACCATTAATTGCAAATAATCCCAAATAGTAGATTTGGTTTTATCGGAAATGTCAAAATCCCACAATTGCTTAAAAACTATACCAGGTAAAAATTCAGTATTGATCGAGGATTCACTTTCAAACATTTCATTATTTTTATATAAAATATCGAAAAATCTCTCCGGTAAAACTTTGAGGCAATGATTAAATAAAAATTTATTGCGCTGATCTATACTAGGATACTTTACATCCCACCTTTCAATAATTCCTTTATACTCAGGAAAAGTATTTTTAAAATCGGATATCATGTCGTCCATTAACTTGGCAAAATCCTTGCTAACTTCTACTTCTTGTGGAGTCTCGGACATAAGTATAATAAATATCTAAAATATTATATTTAAATCAACTAATTAGAAAAATATATATTTGCTAATTTTGATAAATTTTGTATATATTTAATCGTTTTATTTTTATTCTCTTCACTCATACACGAAATAGGATCTCTTAATCTTTCAATTATTTCATTAATTTGCTGCGAATTACCTGACTTTTCTATATCTTTATAATAATCTTTTTCAATAAAAAATTGAATATTTCCTTTTTCTATTTCCTCCTGATATTTATCCATTACATGCTTTTTCCACAACTTTATTAGCAAACTCGGATTATTTTTTTGTAGAAAAATTACAGAATTTTTTGCTGTTTTTATATCTACGTCTTCCGGAAATACAAGTTCTACATCCGACAGGAATTCAACAAAATGTTTGTTAAAAAGAGAAACATAATTTGGCGAAGACATGTTTATTTAAATACATATTAAAATCTTTAAATAAATTAACATTCTTTATATTTTATATTGTTCATATCAGCATCCCGTTGAGCTTGGTAGGCTTCCATCGTCATTTCTCCCTGCCTTTCTGTTTTATATTGAAATTCATCAGAAGGTGTATTAATTTTAAAATCTTGATTTAATTGTACATAATTATGCATTTGCCTTAAACCTCCATCTCCTTTTGTTCCTAAAGAATCAGCATTCATATCAAGGAAACTATAATTATCTGAACATATAAATCCTGTATTAGAAAAAGAATAGCAACTTGGTTCTAAACTCATATTTGCCATAGGTTGTTGAGTGGGATTGGCCATTTGTGAGGAGGGTTGTGTTTGATTTTGTGGACGTAACCGGTTTAAATAGGCATATATTGATTCACCAAAAAGAACTTTATAATTGTCATTTAATAATAGTAAAGCTGGAACTTTGGTTACATTTTCAGGCATAATCATTTTTGAACCATCTTTTAATATTACAAAGTTCTTCCCTTGAATTTGCTCTCGGTTATCTATACAAACAAAATGAACATCTTTTTCAACAGATAATTTCGCTGCATTTTGTAACAATTTTTTACTATGTTGACAATAATTGCTATAATAGAGAATACAACTCATTAATCTATATCTCAATTTAATTTATTTATTTTTAACTTATTTTTAAAAATCAATAATTTATTAAATTTAAAATTGAATTAAAATTAATCTACGTTTTATATTATAAAGAACCATGGATTTCAGAATTAATAAAGTACGAGAAGAAAATGATATGCTTTCCTTTCAAATGGAAGGATTGAATGTGTGTTTTGCCAATTCCTTACGGAGAACCATTTTATCAGATATTAATACAATCGTTTTTAAAACAATGCCTTATGATGAAAATAAGTGTACAATTTTTGAAAACACAACCAAGCTCAATAATGAAATATTAAAACAACGACTTTCTTGTATTCCAATTCATATTAGTGATCCTTCGTTTAAACATGAAGAATATATGATGGAACTAGATGAATCAAATGACGAAGATCAAATTAAAATCGTAACTACTAAACACTTTCGAGTAAAACACAAAGAGACAGAAAAGTATTTATCTGCGGAAGAAACGAAACAAATCTTTCCACCCTTTGTTGGACTAAGTAATTCAACTGAATACTATATTGAATTTGTTAAATTACTTCCCAAAATTAGCGATACAATTCCTGGTAATAGAATAAAACTTCAATGTAATTTTAGCGTATCTAATGCTCGTGATGACAGCATGTTTAATGTAGTAAGTACTTGTTCCTACGGAAATACAATTGACCAAGAAAGAGTTGAAGCCGTTATTAAAGAAAAAATTGCTTATTGGAAGGAACAAGGTAAAAGTAAAGAGGAAATCTCATTTGAAACCGAAAATTTTAAAGCATTGGATGCAAAACGGATTTTTATTCCAAACAGTTTCAACTTTATTATTCATTCTGTTGGTGTTTTTGATAATAAAAATATTGTTAAAAAAGGGTGTGTTGTTTTAGAGAATAAATGTATTGAATTTTTAGATGAAATACAATCAGGGGATAGTTCAATTGAGGTGTCCAATACAACAATGGAAAATTGTTTTGATGTAATAATTAAAGACCATTATTTTGAACTGGGCGCCATATTTAATCATCTTTTATACTCAAATTATTATGATACCGAGAAAAAAATGCTTTCCTATATAGGATTTAAGAAAATGCATCCTCATGATGATTCGGCAGTGTTAAGAATTGCGTTTCAGGAGTCGTATAATGGTGAAAAAACCATTATACAAATCATTGAAGAATCGGTCAAGATAATGGTTGCAACGTTCCAAAAAATAAAAAAATTATTTTAAAATAGAACACATAAAATATAATTGTTCCTCAATTGAATATAGATAAAATTTTTTTTTAACAATTGATTCGCTCATTATATTATTTTTTTTATTGTGAATAAAATCTAGGTGTAACTTGTTTAATAAATATTTATAAATTGGATTTAGATTATTATATTTTAAAGATTTGTTAATATAAACTGATTTATAAAGAAAAGAAATTGTTTTAAAAAACAAACTAGTAAAATTATTTAATTCAATAAAAATAAATTTTGATAATTTGTCTTTTCTAGTTTCCCAATCCAATTTTTTTAATGAATTTAAAAATAAATATAAATAAAATTTTTCGGGATAAATTGAATTAACAATTTTTTTGTATTTACTCGTTGAATTAATTATGTTATAGTTATAGCCATCTTTACTTTCTATTTTTATTTCTAAAATAGATGGACTTTCTATTAAATAACTATATTCTTTCAATTTTTGTTTACATTCTTCTATGTTAAATTCTCGTGGGAACTCTACTTGGTTTGGCTTTATAAAACTAGGTTTACATTCTTCTACCTCTGTTATTTCATAGATTCCTTTTTTTTCTACTATAGAATAAATTTTATAGATGTAGACTTTTTGATCATCACCTAAACATACATGGTAAACATAATTTGGATTTAAACTTTGCATAAAACTCGGGCATTTATTATGAAATTTTTTAAATTCATTAGCAATATTTGAAATTTCCAATTCATTAGTTTGTCCACCAAAATTGTTTTTTATATGAAAGTTCCAACTCCCACAGATACTTATATTTTTATCCCAATATAAGGAAATATATAATCCTTTTTCTACAATTTTTCCTGTATAATTTGAATACTTTAATAAAAACAAATCCTCATCGATTTCTAGTGGAGGAAAACAACTTATTAATTTATTAGATTTGTCAAATAACAGATTGTTATACATGATATACGGATAATCATCTTGTGATTCAAGAGTTTCATTCCTATAAGAAATTATTTTATAATGATTTTCAAATTTGATAATATTCATTAATGATTTTTCTTTTTTCTTAATATCATTATAATCCTTAATTATATACATATTCATTCAATTTATACTTTCATAAACAATTCTATTTAATTCAATTATATTAAATTAGATATAAAAATTTCTACCATCAATATAAGAAATGTCTAAAAATAAATTACAATTGAAACTATCTGATATTATTCATATTGTATCCCCAAAAAATGACATTCTTAATAACAAAAATTTTGTTATTGATTACATTGATCATTCAAAATTAATATTGGTGGGTAAAGATAATTTAGAGGAAATTACATTGCCAATTAATTCTAAGGGCCAAATTGGTGATGGGAGCATTAAACAAATAGAAATTTTAAAAAGGGAGAAGTTTGATGGATTTGCAAAGCAAAATGACCTATTACCCGGGAATTGGATTAATATTACATTTAGTGGTGAAAATCCATTCATTCTTATAGGCGAAATAACCAATTTGGAAGAAGATATGATTGAAATTAAAACTTACCCAAATAATGATACTATTTATATTGATTTTGCTTATAAGGGCATACCTGAAGATTTATCAATTCAATCTATTGAAATTAGGAATCCTCCGGAAGATAGAATACCCGCCTCGATACTTGGAACAATTGATACTGAAAATGTATCGGCAGACAAACCGAAAATTATATCTGAAGATGAGATTGAGGATGCTGATTTTTCTGATGAACTTTATGATGATCTCCCCCAAGTTGAAAAAACACAAATTGATCAAAATTTATTAGAAGCAGATGAAATTGTTTTTGGAGATTTTTTACAACCTGTACAAGAATTTAATATAATAGATAAAGATAAGTTCCGTTTTGATATAGAGACCCAAACTACCGATATGTTAGAAAATTTTATTTCCAAAATACCTATTAATAAACGTTCGGATATGCGAATGAATATAATACATACAGAAATTACTCGATTTTTACAATTAAGAAATGAATTTTCTAATTTAGACCAAAATGGAAACGTGATTTCCTATTTAAAAAAAAATGCAAATTATAAACCTCTTACTGAATATTTACTTGACATAGGGAATCAGTTAGACTGGATCTATTATGTTACAAATACCCAGAAAAAAATCTATATTCAGAATGAATCTTCCAATTACCCTCAGGATATATTTCCCTCAAATGATATTCAAATGTTGAGTGAAATTGAATCTTTATTTAAGGATTATCAAATGGGAACAATGACATATGATAATAATTATACGCACTTATACAATTCTATTAATCGAGAAATGCTTCCCTATTTACCAAGTACCAACAACGCCATATTCTCAAATACTATAAACCGAAACGTAATTGGGTTAACTAACAATTTAGACAATATGATTTCTTCCGTATATGGGCATGATCAAAAGAACAATATTGCCGAAAAGAAATATTTTATTCAACAATACAACACAGGTTTGTATAGACCAGTATCGGATAGCTATAAAGAATCTCAATATAAACCCTATTTAAAAAATACAACTCCCAATGATACTATAAGTATTCAAGGTATAATCACATTACCGGAACCATTTGTTCGATATTCCAAGATAAAACTTCCTGGAACAAACATTTTAAAAAAATCTAATTTTAACTTAATTCAATCACCACTTTATTTTTATCTCAATAAGAAATTACATTACCAAAATATTGATATTACTGACTTGAACACTGAGTTATCCTATACAGAAGATAATTTTATTAATAACATAAAAAAATATAACTTACAATTAGATAGTTACAATTCTGAATCCAAATTGGAAACCTTTAAAGACTATTTAAATATTATTATTCCCAAAACTAAACTCTTGTTTTCTTTAGTAAAAAACCATATACATCAAGACGTTTCTATGGTTAAAATCATTGACTATTTAGAACCCTTTATGGTTTATGGTGATGACTTAACTTTTAAACAATTTAAAATTTTTAGTTATTTTATTAATAATAGAATTTCTCAATACAATAAAAATTATATTAACAGCAGACGATTTTATAGCAATTTAACCAATGTAAATAAAAAAATTTATCCGGTTCTTAGTTTTCTTTTTTCATTTCCTGAAGATATAAGAAATCTATTACAAGATTATTATGAAATTAATGAATCGCAATCAAACGATGCTAACATTTGTAAAATAATACAAACGGATTTAGGTAAATTTTTAAACGAAATTTTTAGTTTCGTTAATATGGGACTGCTTGTTGCGCCAAGTGTTGTAAATCAACTTGAACTCACTGAAACTCAAATGATAAACAAAAAGAAAAAGGATCTGGAACGAAATAATAAATGTTTTAATTCTCTATCTAAAATATATAATACTATTAAAGAATTAGAAGCGGATAATGGAAAAACAATCTTTTTTGATAAATCTTTAGATACAACCGATTATACTATCCTTGAACGCTTTAAAAAAGAAAGAAAAAATAAAGATGTTACTACCTATATTCAATATTTAACTGAACAAATCAAAATATTATATCCTGATGTTAGAGACGCTCAGTACCTAGCTGAAACACTGGTAGTGGGCCAAAAAGAAGTCATGGAAAATGACATTGCCTATAATGCTTCTACCAATGAAACATATATTCGATTGGGCCAAACATGGGTGAAAGATCATCATAATGTAAGTGCGCAATTTGATAATGATACCTTGTGTTTAATAAAAGAAAAATGTTTTACTAACAACAAAACTACTAACTTTGTTAACGACAAATTTATCTCTGGTAACGTAGTGGATTCTATAGAACCGAATAGCTGCATATCCGTGTCGGTAGTTAAAGATCAATTATTAATAAATGATTTAGAAACAATGGTAGAAAATTTTGATAAAAATTATATATATTCACAAAGTGTTTTAAAAAAATCCATTGAGGGTAAAATGTCCTATTATGCATCTAAAATAAATACCTTGAAATTATACAAAAAAAGGTATTTTCTCGCAGAAAATTACTATCAATTTGATCTTGGAAAACAAATTAGTAAATCATCATTTATAACATCGCCTTATTTTAATTTATTTGGAAAGATTTTATCAATAGGAGATTATCCCAGGAAACAATCA